TCAGGCATGGTGTCAGACATCCAGTATAACAGAAGCGACATATCCGAAATGGAATCCAGTACAGCAAGACTAGCTGATGATATACATGAGAATGATGTAATGATTGCACGTATTGATGCAAACGTAGAAGCAATCAAGGACGCCTTAAATGTGGTTACGACTAATCACGCAAAGAGATAATTAAATGATTGACCCCATCACAGCTTTTGCTGCAGCCAATGCAGCTTTCAAAGGGGTCAAGATGCTTGTAGGGGCTGGCAGAGAGATACAAGATGTATCACAGCAACTAGGCGCATGGTACGGTGCAGTAGCTGACATTACTAGGGCTGAGTCTCAACGTAAGAAACCTACATGGTTAGACAAGCAGACCCACGGCTGTGACAACATTGAACAAGAAGCAATGGACATTATTGTTCGTAAGAAGACATTGCTTGAGAAAGAAAAAG